GCATCGGGCTTTCCGCTCGTTCGCTCCGTTATTTGGCTGGCGCATAAGGATTTCCCATGGCAAAGATCAGGATCGCCCAGAACCCTACATTCAAGGCATTCGTGCTGATCCCAATTGTTGGAGAGGAACCCGAGAAAATCGAGTTCACCTTCAAGTATCGGGATCGCCCGGGGCTTGCTGCCTTGTTCGATGAGTGGAGCGCAAAGGGAAAGCAGATGCGCGAGAGCTTCGGCGAAGCCACCACTTTGTCCGATGTCGTTTCTGCCGAGACCGAGCTTCAGGTGCAGCAAATCAAGGATCTCGTCGTTGGGTGGGGGTTCGATGACAAGTTTGACGACAAGAGCATCCAGGCCCTTGTTAAGTCCTGTTATGGCACCGCCGAAGCGGTCGTGAGCGCCTATCAGAGCGCATTCAGCCAGGCTCGCCTGGGAAACTGATAGCGGCAGCCAAAGCAATGTACGGAAGCGGCCAATCTGCTGAGCAATTGGCTGCTCTCGGGCTGACGGCTGCCGACCTCGATGAGGAAGATGTCGAGGTCTGGCCCTGCAACTGGCCGGCCTTCCTCCTGTTCAACAGGATGTCCACTCAGTGGCGGGCTGGCACCGGCGGCGCGATCGGTCTCGACTACAGCAGCATCCGCGACGTGGCCGGATTTCTCGGCATCAAGAAAAAGAAACTCGCTGAAATCTTCCCTGACCTTCAGGTGCTGGAAGGCGAAGCCCTGCGCGTCATGGCGGAGGAAAGGGCAAACAGCCCGTAACCACGGGCACTTATTCAAGGTGAGTCGATGAACATTGCAGAACTCGGCGTCAAGATCGACTCGGCCGATGCGATCCAGGCCAAAACAAGCCTGGATGAGATGGCGAAGGCTGGCGGCCGGGCCGAGCAGTCCGCCGTCTCGCTGATGAACGAAATGGAGGCGCTGGAAAAGTCGCTGTCCACCAGTGCCAAAACTACCCAGGACCTGGCAAAGCTGCGTGATGCTCTCGCCAAGCTGACCAAAACCGGCGCCTATGGCGAGGCAGAAGCGGCGAAGATCTCCGCGCAGCTCGACAAGCAGCAGGTGGCCCTGGCCAAGTCCGCTCTGGATGAGCAAAAAGCTCTCAACAGCTTGCTGGGGGCAATTGACCCGGCCCGCGCGGCGCTGGCGAAACTCGACACTCAAGTTGAGCAACTGGGCAAGCACCTGGACGAGGGGCGCCTGAGTCAGGACGACTACAACAAAGCCCTGGGCAATATCGACAAGGACTATGCCAAGCTCGAAAAAACCGCCACCGGTTTCGACAAGCTGCGCCTCGGCACCCGCCAGGCGCAGGAAAACGTTACGCAGCTTGGCAACGCGCTGTCTTCTGGTGACTGGGGGAGCGGTGTTCGTGCTGTTCTTCAGCTTGGCGCAGGTGCTGGCGCATCGGCCGCCGGCCTATTGGCCATGCTGGCGCCTATTGCCCTTGCGACAGGCGCTGTCGCCGCTCTTGGGGTCGCCTACTACAAAGGCAGCGAAGAGCAGGACAAGTACAACAAATCACTGATCCTCACCGGCAACTATGCTGGAGTTAGCGCAGAGCAGTTGGGCGACATGGCGCGGCAGGTCAGCGCAACCGTGGGCACCACCGGCCAGGCTGCTGCGGTTCTCGCGCTGCTGGCCGACAACGGCAAGATCGCTGGCGAGAGCTTCACTGGCATCACCCAGGCCGCTGTGTCGATGCAGGAAGCCACGGGCAAGGCGGTGAGCGAGACGGTCGCCGAGTTCGCGAAGCTGGCCGACGACCCGGTCAAGGCGTCCGCCGCGCTGAACGACCAGTACCACTATCTGACTGCCTCGGTTTACTCGCAGATTGCTGCACTGGAAGAGCAGGGCGACCACGCCGGCGCCGTGAAACTGGCGACCGAGTCTTACGCTGACGCGATCAACGAGCGCACCCCGAAGATTCTGGAAAACCTGAGCTTTTGGGAGCGGGCGTATAACGCTGTTGCCAAGGCGGCGGATGGACTGAAGAACGCCGGGCGCCGCGACATCAACTCGGATATCGAGACCGCGAAAGCCGGGCTTCTCGAAGCCCAGAACATGGACGGGTTATTTCAGAACCAAAAGTCCAAGGATGCTTTGATAGAGTTCCGGCAAAACCGCCTGAACATGCTGGAGGATGAGAAAGCCGCTCAGGCGGATATCGCCAAGTGGGAAGGCGAGCAGGCGAAGGCGCAGGGCGACGCAGTGTCGTCCATGGCCAAAATCGACATCCTGACCAAATCGTCGTGGACGAATGAGCAGAAGCGCACCGAGGCAATCAAGGAGTACAAGCAGCAGCTCGAAGACATCCGCAAGGTCGACCCGAAAGACTCTCGCCTTGATCAGGCAACGGTCGACAAAAACATCTCCAACATCAACGACAAGTTCAAAGACCCTAAGACTGTCGGTACCCAGGTCGACCTGACCGGCTTCAACGACGCCAAGAACAACCTGGCGGCCATCGCCGCGGACTACAAAAACTACCAGAAGGAACTGGACGCGGCGCAGAAGGCCGGACTGGTATCCGAGGCTGACTACCTGCTGCGTCGCCAGGCCCTGATCGGCAACGAGCGCGATCAGGTGACGGCAGCCTACGAGGCGGAAATCACCGCTCTGGAAGCCGCCAAGGGCAAGAAGACTACGTCGGCCGCGCAAAGCATCCAGCTTGACCAGAAGATCGCTGACGCACGCGCAGGGATGGTCAAGGCACAGAAGGATGCCGACAGCCAGCTTGAAGTGTTGGCCACCAATGAGGCCGGGCGCCTTGCCAAGCAGGAGCGTGCGATCAGCACCTACATCCAGGCGCTGGGGCAGCAGCAGCGGGCACTTGAATTGGCTGGCCAGCGCGCAGTCCTCGGCGTGGGCCAGGGTGATCGCCAAAATGCACTCAGCGGCGAGCTGAACAGCCAGCAAGACCGGTTTGCTCAGCAGTCCCTGGAGTTGGCCAACCAGAAGTCCGACCCGTCGCGGAACATGTCGGAGGAAGAGTTCAAGCGTAAATCTCAGGCGCTCGCCGATGCGAACAAGGCGGCGACTGACCAGATCCGGCAGAACTACGCGGATGTGGAAGCCGCCCAGGGCGATTGGACGAAGGGCGCGACGGCAGCTTGGGACAATTACCTGGACTCGGCGCGAAACATCGCCGGCCAGACGAAAAGCCTGTTCGGCAACGCCTTTAGCTCCATGGAGGATTCGCTGGTCAACTTCGCCGTTACAGGCAAAGCGTCGTTCGCGGACTTCACCAAGTCGATTTTGGCGGACATGGCGCGTATTGCGACACGTCAGGCCAGTTCCGCTTTGCTGGGCAGCCTGGTGGGGGCTGCGGCGAGTTACTTCGGCGGCAGTGCCGCCGGCGGCAACGGGCTCGCCGCCGGATCTGCTGGCGCTGCATCTTCCAACCTTGGCGCTTCAGCGGGGGGCTACTCCGGTAGCTACTTCCCGCAAGCCATGGGCGGCGCTTGGTCGGGCGGGGTGCAGATGTTCGCCGACGGCGGCGCGTTCACCAACTCCATCGTCAGCAAGCCAACCTCGTTTGGCATGGCGAACGGCAACATGGGTATCGCTGGTGAGGCCGGTCCGGAGGCGATCATGCCGCTGACCCGAACGTCCAGCGGCAAGCTCGGCGTTATGGCCATGGGCGGTGGCGGGGCCGGCGCAACACAGATCAATGTCGAGGTGCATATCGACGGAGACGGCAACGCATCGTCCTCCGCCGACGCGCCTGGCTACGACCTGTTTGGCAAGGAGTTGGCGGCGTTTGTTGAGCAGAAGTACCAGCAGATGCGCAACAAGGACATGGGCCAGGGCGGCGTCATCAACAAAGCAATCAAGGGGCGCTGATGGCAATCGAACGATTCACCTGGGCAACGGAAAAGGGCGCGGAGGGTGATGTGACCCAGCGCGTCCGGACCAAGCAGTTCGGCGATGGGTACGAGCAGTCGGTCGAGGATGGTCTCAACAACCAGTCCCAATCCTGGCCGCTCACGTTCACCGGCGCCAAGGCTCGCGTTCTGGAAATCAAGACGTTCCTCGATCGGCACAAGGGCGCCAAGGGCTTCCTGTGGGAACCCCCGCTGGGCCAGCTTGGCCTCTACAAGTGCAACGGCTACAAACCGGTTCACCGCGGCGGTCAGGTCTACGCCATCACCGCCACCTTCAAGCAAACCTTTCATCCCTGAGGCCCATCCATGGCACTGATCACGGACATCCAGAAACTGGAGCCCGGCGGCGAGATTCGCCTGTTTGAAATTGACGGGACTGAGTACGGCGCGGATTACCTGCGCTTCCACGGGCACGCCATTCCGCACACACCTGAAGAGCTGCTGGCCTACGAGCATTTGGAAGAGGATTTGCCGGCGAAGTCGATCTGGTGGCAGGGAGAGGAGTACGCGGCCTGGCCGGTGCAGATTGAGGGGATTTCCTCGAGTAGCGACGGCACAGCCTCACGGCCGACATTCGCCGCCGGCAACGTCAACGGCCGCGTCACGGCACTGTGCTTGGCCTTCGAGGACATGCTCAAGTTCAAGCTGACAGTTCGAGAGACCCTGGCTCAGTACCTGGACGCGGCCAACTTCCCCGACGGCAACCCGACTGCAGACCCGACCCAGGAAGCGCTGGAGATTTGGTATATCGACCAGAAAACCAGCGAGGACGGCGAGGCCGTGGTCTGGGAGCTATCTTCCCCGGGCGAGATCGACAACCATGGGTTACCCGGCAGGCAGATGACCACGTTCTGCCACTGGGCCATGACCAATGGATACCGCGGGCCTGACTGCGGCTACACCGGCGCGGCCATGTTCGATGCCGAGGACAACCCCACGGATGACCCAGCCAAGGATCAGTGCAAAGGCTGCCTGTCGTCCTGCAAGTTGCGCTTTGGGGAGAACAACGAGCTGTCCTTCGGTGGCTTCCCCGCCGTTTCCCTGATAGCCAGGAGCTGACCATGCGCAAACACATCATTGCGGCGATTCAGGCGCACGCGGCAGCGGAGTATCCCCGCGAGTGCTGTGGGCTGTTGTTGGCTATAGGCCGGGCACAGAAGTACTTCCCATGCCGGAACATCGCCACGGAGCCGAACGAAGAGTTTCGGCTTGATCCCGAGGATTACGCCGCGGCGGAGGACATGGGGCAGGTGATTGGCATTGTTCATTCACACCCGGACGCCACTAGCAGGCCGTCACCGCACGACTTGGCCATGTGCGAGGCCACGGCCTTGCCCTGGCACATCCTGAGTTGGCCCGAGGGCGACCTCAGGTCGATCACTCCCACGGGCAGCACGCCGCTGCTCAAGCGCCCGTTCGTGCACGGTGCCTGGGACTGCTGGCAGGTCTGCGCCGATTGGTATCGGCGGCAATGGGGGTTGGAGTTCGAAGCCTTCCAGCGCACCGACGGCTGGTGGGAGAGTGCGGAGAACGCCAGCCTGTACGAGGCGAACTACGAGGCCGCTGGCTTTGTGCGCGTCGACCGGCCACGGCGAGGGGATCTGATCGTTATGCAGGTCGGGCGAACGGTTCACCCGAATCATGCGGGGATCTATTTGGGCACTGATCCGGCGCTACCAGGCGAAGAGTCGGGCACCTTCGGCCCTGGCCCGTTCCTGCTGCACCACCTATACGGCAGGTCGTCCGAGATCATAGTTTTCGGCGGCCCCTGGCATGACCGGACATATCTGGTTCTCAGGCATAAAAACGCGAAATAAACAGCCTAATTTGCAGAGAGAGTTGCTGGCACTTATAGCGTTCCATTTTTGCCTAATAGTGTACTGTCCAATTCTAGACTTCATGACCTACGTCGGACGATGGGCGTGTAAAGATGGCTCACACCACCTTGTTTATTTGCGCCCATCATTTGGAGTGTGGTTGCCTCTCCATATATCGTCTGACTCCCAACTAAATAGGAAGGGGCATGAACTGCGCCATTGAAAAGAACCCACCCAGTAACGGCTGCATCCTGAACATCAATTGTGCGTATAGGGTTTGTTATGGTGACTGGATGCGGGGAATCGCTGTAGAAATGTGTCTCGGCAATAAAATGGTGCGGCTGCTCCGGTTTCCATAATAGAACAGCATGTACATTGGAGCCGACTGTAGGTTCAATAGATGAGGCGAATTTAACTGTCGCAACAGTTAAATCAAGGATGCTTTTGACGTAAAGCTCGTACTCTTCGAACGATTGTGGGTGTGTGACTTGAGAGTGAAGTTCGCTCCATGAATGGTCAAAGTATGCTCTTGTCTCAGCGCGATCGCCTGAACCAACCATGTCCACCCCGAAGCTTGCTCTAACCCCAGCTTTTCGTCGAAATCCGATAGCCCGAATTGCTTTGTTCGCTGGGTTGCTGCTCTTTGTAAATTCAACTAAAAACGACTTTATCTCTGATCGCTTTGACCTCCATCCGGAAATAACAACCGTCAATCCTGAGGTTCTAGTTTCAGAATCAGGCAGATCTGAAAGCCTCTCCCGAAGCCGTTTGATGACCCCATCTATCGAGAGCCTACCTGCAGATTCTGAAGCGCCAAGCTGAACTGACCATGGGTCAGCTCCGTCCGCGAGCATTTCCTTTACCCAAGGGTGAAGCTGCATCGCTATCCATTCGTCTGTTGGTTTGCCTTGGATGAAGGCCGCGCCCGCATAGCTGATTGTTGCCAATCCATTTGAAGCTTCAAAAACAACGTTTTTATTCGACTTGGCGTCAAATTCTTGTGTCTTTCCTCTTTCGGAGGTAGTTAAGAGACGATCACCAACCTGAAGAACGAAAAGAGGGGATGAGATGGTTACGATTAGTGTCATAGGCTTTGAATTCGCAATTTTTCAAGGTCAGCGTGCGCATATGATGTGAGCAAGAGATACAGATCAAATGGGATCTCATCACGAGGCCATGAAGTTCGGTTTGACATGCTTGCTGATCTATGGGCGCGTGATTGGTTGATGTGGAAATAGAGTTTCATGCTGGGGGAGGCATAACAAGCTTTTTCGTGTCTTCACTCTCCAGTGCTACAGTCCCGCCAAACCAACGAGGGAACGACATGCGGATTTTGATAGCGGCGGTAGCGGTGGCGATGCTGGCGGGGTGCATGACGCCGACGATGAATGAGGCGCGCCAGGCGGGGCCGTATAAGGTGCTGACCTCGAAGAAAACCGACGCCACGCTGGCTAAATGCGTCCAGTACGAATGGCAGAACCAGCCGATCTTCGGCGGCACGCCTGGGGCAACGCTTCAGCCGGGGCGCGACACCGGATATACGGTATTCACTGAGGGCTCCCAGTACTTCGTTGACATCCAGCCCAAGGGCGCGGGCTCAGAGGCGAAGTATTACGTGGTGGTGGGTAACTGGATCGCCAATAAACGGCTGATCGCGCTGCAAGGCTGCCTGTAGCGGCACATCAAATTGTTCAAGGCTCGCTTCTGCGGGCCTTTTTATTGCCTGGAGAAAAGCACATGGCGGCACTTGCCATCAATTATCAGCCCATGACCACGATCCTGCTCTACGGACAGCTTCGTCAGTTTGGGAGGTCCTTTCGGATGGCCGTAAGGACGCCGGCAGAAGCTGTTAAGGCTCTGTGCGTGCAAATTCCAGGGTTCGAGCGCTTCTTGTCCAACGCCAAGTCCCGTGGGGTTGAGTTCGCCGTATTTCGCGGCAAGACAAACCTGGCGGAGAAGGAGCTTGGATTCACGGGCGAGGGTGATATTCGCATTGCTCCGGTGATAACCGGCAGTAAGCGCGGCGGCGCACTGCAAACCATTGTCGGCGCAGTGCTGATCGTTGTCGGCCTCGTCATCACCGGCGGCACATTCGGCGCAGGGGCACCATTCGGTTCCGCGCTGATCATGATGGGCGGCTCGATGGTGCTGGGCGGCGTGATCCAAATGCTCAGTCCCCAGGCCGGCGGCCTCAAGACCAGCGCCGCGCCAGAGAACACCCCCGGCTATGCCTTCGGCAGCGCCAAGAACACCACTGCGTCCGGCAACCCGGTACCGCTTTGTATAGGCGAGCGCCGGTGGGGTGGCGCAATTATCAGCGCCGCCATCTATGCCGAAGACAAAGCGTGAGTATGCTTGCATTTAATAGTTGATATGCTTGCATATTGGTGATTGAATGCATGCATTGTTAAAGAAGGAATGCAAGCATGACTGAGCCAACTGGAAAAGCTAAGGGCGGTGCGGCAAGAGCGAAGTCGCTTTCAGCTGAAGCGCGTTCAGAAATAGCCAAAAAAGCAGCCGATGCCAGATGGGGTGCTCCCAAAGCACTTTATGTCGGACAGCTTTCAATAGGCGAATTGACTATTGATTGTGCTGTTCTCCCTGACGGGACTCGGGTTTTGTCGCAACGTGGTGTCGGGCGTGCTCTTGGAAGGGGGTATGGGGGTAAAGACTGGCGCAGAGATGATGAAGACGCCGGTGGGAAACTGCCATTTTTTATGAATGCGAAGGCACTTTTTCCCTTTATTTCCAGTGAGTTAATGGCGCTGGCCGTTTCTCCTATTGAATATCGCCACGGCCAAGGTGGCGGAACTGCTCACGGAATTGCGGCGGCAGCGTTGCCACAAATTTGTGAGGTTTGGTTAAAAGCAAGGGATTCCGGGGGGCTATCTAAAGCCCAGCTCCCTGTGGCGGCAAAAGCTGAGATCATCATGCGCGGCCTTGCGCATATTGGTATCACCGCGCTGGTGGACGAGGCTACAGGCTATCAGGAGGTTAGGGACAAACAGGCACTTCAAGCGATTCTCGACCAGTTTTTGAGGAAAGAACTTGCTGCATGGGCTAAGCGATTCCCTGACGAATTCTACAATCAAATGTTTCGCCTGAAGGGGTGGCAGCGAAAAGACCTTAGCTCGCCTTCTCGCAGGCCCGGTGCTGCTGGGATGTACACGAATGATATTGTTTATGAGCGTCTTGCCCCAGGCATTGTGCAGGAGCTTGAGGCAAGAAACCCGAAGGATGCCAAGGGCAATCGTAAAGGCAAACATCATCAACTGCTGACTGAAGATGTTGGACATCCCGCGCTGGCACAGCATGTTCACGCGCTAATTGCGTTGATGCGAGCGTCAACGTCATGGGATCAGTTCATGTTGATGCTAAACACTGCTTTTCCCAAGAAAAACGACACGCTAATGCTGGATCTTCAGCCTCAGAAAACGTGATTTGAATTAGCTAAGCCAGCCCGCCATCGAGCGGGCTTTTTTTCGCCTGGAGGAAAGCATGGGCGCAGCACGCAAGATTGATATCCACGGCGCCAAGGGCGGCGAAGAGAAAGCAAAAACGCCAACGGAAGCCCCGGATAGCCTGCGCTCCGTTGCTATCGCGAAGATGCTGATCGCTATCGGGGAGGGTGAGTTCGAAGGCACCCCAACCGCTCGCGACATTTACCTCGACAACACCCCGCTGCAAGACCCCCAGGGCAACATGAACTTCCCGAACGTGAAGTGGGAGTGGCGCACCGGGGCCGTGGACCAGACCTATATCCAGGGCATCCCCTCGATCGAGAACGAAACCACCATCAGTACCGAGCTGCGCAGCGGCACGCCGTGGGTTCGGGCAATCAGTAACACCCAGCTTTCGGCTGTGCGCGTGCGTTTTGCCTGGCCGGCGCTCCAGTCCGTAGATGCCGACAGCAATATCAACGGCTACCGGATTGAGTACAAAGTCGAACTGGCTACGGACGGCGGTGCTTATCAGCAGGTGCTGAGTGAGGCTGTCGACGGCAAAACCACCAGCACTTACGAGCGCACCCGCCGTATCGATTTGCCCAGGGCCACCACTGGCTGGCTGATGCGCATCACCCGTCTGACGATCAACCAGAACAACAACAAAATCTCGGACACGATGCAGATTGCGGGCTTCACCGAGGTGATCGACGCCAAGATCCGCTATCCGAACACCGCGCTGCTTTACATCGAGTTCTCGGCCGAGCAGTTCCGTAGCATTCCGGCGGTAACCGTCGGCTGCAAGGCTCGTAAATGGCAGGTCCCAAGCAACTACGACCCCGTGTCGCGGACATACAGTGGTATCTGGGACGGAACGCTCAAAGAGGCCTACACCAACAATCCGACCTGGGCTACATACGGCATCACGACGGCCGACCGCTTCGGCCTGGGCCGTCGCATCAAGCCGTGGATGGTGGACAAGTGGGAGCTCTACCGCATCTCGCAGTACTGCGACCAACTGGTGCCGGACGGGAAGGGCGGCCAGGAACCGCGCTTCATCTGCAACCTGAACCTGCAGAGCAAAGCTGATGCCTGGTCGCTGCTGCGCGACATCTCGGCGATCTATCGGGGCATGACCTACTGGGCCCAGGGCCAGGTCTTCACACTGTCTGATATGCCGCGCGCCACTGATTTCGACTTCGCTTACACCCGGGCGAATGTGATCGACAGCAAGTTCACCTACTCGAGCGCGTCGGAGCGCACCCGGTACAGTCGCGCGCTGATCAGCTACGACAACCCGGCGAACAACTACGACACCGACGTCACTGCCGTTACAGATGCCAAGCTGCAGCGACGCTACGGCGACAATCCGCTGGAGATCAGTGCCATCGGCTGCACTCGTGAGTCTGAGGCGCAGCGCCGCGGTAAGTGGGCGCTGCTCACCAACTCCAAGGACCGGGCCGTTACTTTCAAGGTCGGCCTCGACGGGCGTATCCCACTGCCTGGCTACGTGATCCCGATCGCCGACGAACTCCTGGCCGGTCGGCCGGTGGGTGGGCGCATCTCTGCGGTGAACGGCAAGGTCATCACGCTGGACCGTGATACCCACGCCAAGCCCGGTGACCGATTGATCCTCAACCTGCCCGACGGCAAATGCGAGGGGCGCACCGTGCAGTTGGTCAGCGGCCGGCAGGTCACCGTTACCGTGGCTTACTCCGTTGCGCCCGAACCCGAACTGGTGTGGGCGCTGGATGCCGACGACCTCGCCATCCCGCTGTACCGGGTGGTGAGTGTGGCGCGGCCGGAGCCTGGCGTGTTCGAGATATCGGCTGTGCAGTATGACCCGAGCAAGTTCGCGCACATCGACACCGGCGCGCGCCTGGAAGAACGCCCAATCAGCGTTGTGCCGATCACCGTCGTTCCGGCGCCGGCGAGCGTCACACTGACGTCGAGCTATGCCGTGAACCAGGGCATCGCCATCAGCACCATGAACATTTCATGGCCCGCTGTGAACGGTGCGGTCGCGTATGACGTGGAGTGGCGCAAGGACAGCGGCAACTGGATCAAGGTGCAGCGCGCCGGTTCGACCAGCGTCGACGTCACTGGCATTTACTCCGGCGCCTACGTGGCCCGGGTTCGGTCAGTGAGCGCTTTCGAGATCTCGTCGATCTGGAAGAGCTCCAACCTGACCAACCTGGAAGGGAAGGTTGGCCTGCCGCCGGCGGTGGCGTTCCTGACCACCAGCAGCCTGGTCTATGGCATTGGCATCCAGTGGGGCTTCCCGCCGGGCGCCGAGGACACCCAGCGGACGGAGCTTTGGTACAGCCAGTCACCGGACCTAACCACTGCGGTGAAGCTGAGCGACTTCAGCTACCCGCAGGCCAAGCATGAGATGCAGAACATCCTGGCCGGGGCGAGCCTCTACTTCTGGGCTCGCCTGGTGGACCGTACCGGCAACGTCGGGCCGTTCTGGCCGATCCCGGGCGCAGTGAATGGCCGGGCCAGTTCTGATCAGACGGAGTACGACAAGTACTTCGCCGAGAAGATCGGCAAGGGCGCGCTGTACCAGAGCCTGCGGGAAGAAATCGACCTGATTAGTGGTGATGGGCCGGGCTCGGTCAACGATCGCTTGGAGAAGGCCAAGCAGGAGCTGGAGGATCTGATCTCGGAAGTGGTCGACGCTCTGGAGTACGTCTCCACAAAGACCTACGTCAAGGGCGACATGGTCCGGGTAGGCCAACAGTTGTTCCAGGCCACCAAGGCGGTACCGGTCAACACCGCACCGCCGAACGCCAACTACTGGTTCAACCTGGGCACCATCGCCGAAACGAATGCGGCGATGGCGCTGGAAATCAGCCAGAACAAGGCGGCTATCGAAGAGGTGGACGGCAAGGTCACGGCCACTGCCGAACGCCTGGAAGGCGTCTATGCACTGGTGAAATCAGACTCTGCAGGCTCGGAGCAGGGCAGTGCGGGTGATGACACCGCCTCGGCCGGGGCCTGGTCGCTGATGTCCGCAATTGCTGAGCGGGATTTCGCGCAGTCGCAGCGTACAGATATTGTCGAAGCGAACGTGGCGGCGAACGCGGCAAGCATCACGACCGTCCAGACAGCCATGGCAACTGACAAAGCAGCCACTGCCGAAGAGATCAAAACCCTTAAGGCGGTAGCCGGTGATAACTCGGCAGCTATTCAGGTCGTCAGCAAGGCCCAAGTCACCACCGACGGTAAGGTTTCGGCGATGACGACAATCAAGGCCGAAACCACCAGCAACGGCAAGAAGGTAATGGCAGGGCTTTCCTTGGGCTCTGACGGCAATACATCGGAGATCCTCGCGTTCGCTCAACGCTTCGCAATTGTGGATGAGGTGAGCGGGCAACTGATAACGCCATTCGTGGTGAGTGGTGGCCAGGTCTTCATAAACCAAGCGGTCATCAACAAGGCATTCATCCAGGAGATCATTCTGGGAATGACGCTGAGATCTGAAGCGGTTGACTCCAAGGGGCGGCCGTTGCTGGAAATCAACGTCAAGGCCGGCACGTTCACGCTTCGCAGCGCTGGCACCGGTGGCTCGACGCTGCTCAATAACGATGGCCTTGCGGTGTACGACATCAACGAGCTTCTGCGTGTATTGGTGGGGAGACTTTCGCCATGACCTATGGAGTGAGGACGTGGAGCGCGAATGG